CTGGTTTAGCGACTGGTTTAGCGACTGGCGCTGGTGTTGGCGCTGGTGTTGGCGCTGGTGTTGGCGCTGGTGTTGGTGCTGGTGCTGGTGCTGGCTTAGCAACTGGTACAGCCTTAGGTGGTTCAATGTGATCAGCAATATCTTTAATAATGCTATAAATTTCTTCAGTGCGAATTTTAGATCTCGCAAGTTCAATTGTAATTTTTTCTCTAACAGAGTCCATCGTGTAATATATATAAAAGAAAGATAATCTTTATACTAAATGTTATTCATTGGCCCAACTCTCCTGAGTGGAATTGGTCAACACTGTAAAAAATATATGGACCTTTTTCCCGACCCTGGATACACTAAGTATATAGAAATAAACCAGGAAATACCCGAATCAGATAGTGCTTTTATATTTGCGCTTCCTGTAAAATACTGGTTAGATAGAATACCCGAAATCAAAAAGAAGATAAAACATGTTACGTGTATGACCGTATGTGAAACCGAAACAGTTCATGAAGATTATGGTAAACTTTTTGATTTATTCGATAAAATTGCTGTACCAAGTGAATATTGTAAAAAAGTATTTAAACGACAATTCCCGACTAAACATTTTTATGTCTTACACGCGCACATACCCGATAAAAGACCTTACACGTTTTATCATATAGGTAACGTATACGATCCACGTAAAAATTTCAATAAAATATTAGAATGTTTCATTCGGTTAAATAAACCCGACGCGCGATTAATTGTTAAAGCAACGTGTAAACAACCAGTTAATATAAATATACCAAATGTTACAATAATTAACGATCTTTTACCCGATGAATATATGGAAGATATACATAATAAATCAGATTGTTACGTAAGTTTTTCATCATCTGAAGGTGTAGGTATGGGTGCTGTGGAAGCAGCGGTAAGAAATAAACCAGTGATTATAACAGATTACGGAGGCGCAACTGAATATATAGAAACACCTTACGTGATAAAATGCGAACTTCAAAAGTTACCAAGAGATGATTTTTTATATAAAGCTGGTATGGAATGGGGTAAACCTGATGTAAACCAACTCATGGAATTTATGGAAGATGCATATAACAAGAAGTTAAGGTATATGGATCATCCAAAAACAAGACTGTTAACGGGTAAGGAAAATGTTTTACAAGAATTCGTCGTTAATATAATTCGTAGCGAGAACAATGATACCAGTTAAAATGGTACCAGATGTAAGCGAACCTCTTTGTGCGATAAGCATTGCAACTATATCATCTATCAATTTAATATTAGTTGGTTTTTTAAAGAGTTCTGGTATAAGCTGAGAAAGTGCGAGATAAAGTGCCATTGCTATTATAACAGGCCTGAGTGTTTCCTGATCTAACATTTTACTATTACAATATATTTAAATTTTAGGTTTGTGTTTTTTACAATAATTTCCACAAGATGCTTTAAAATTACACCTTTTACCACTCATTGTCATGGCAACACATATATTAGTTTTTGTTCTATTTTCTATTCTCTTTTCTGGAATAGTTTCAATAAATTTGATTTTATATTTATCCCTTTTATCATCGTACTGTTTGCGAGACTCTCTGAGTTTATGAATACTTCTCGCAAACCGTTCACATTTCTCATCCTGATTTTCATATAAACCCCGGGCAATGTCTAAATCTTTTTGTTCATACAACGTGTTCATTTTGATTTCTGTTTTGGGTTTGATTCCTAATATATTTTATATATTTGACGACTGAGGTTATAAAAATACACGTAATTATACCATTACATATAACATAATACCAAATATATTCATAAAACCCTAAAAATGTTGTTAATAACATGGCAATCATAACATAAATAGTATATGCTAAAATACCATACATACTGTTATTTTGTATACTATGTAATAGTAATAAACACGCTAAACAATTAAGTATAGTTAATATATTATCATACATAAGTGTATATTGTATACTTGCTAAAACTAAAAACATAGTAAACCAAGTTATCATGGGTGAATTAAATAATTGATATTCGGGTTCTTGTTGTTGAACTTGTTGAGTTTCATTGCTAGGTAAAACGTCTATCACATGTGGTCTTTCTTCTTCATAATTTATACCTATAATAGGAGTTCCATCTGGTTGTCTAATTTCATTATAGTACATAAAAGAATAAATTGTTTTTCTTTTATGTATATTAAATGTAAGGGATTTTGTTTTGGTTGTAACGCACCGTTAAAACCGTATATTAAATCGAATAATCATGAAGTTCGCGATCTCATTAGAAAATATAGACGTATTAATCCTATATTTTTATACAATAATGATACGTATTATAAGTTTTACGGTTTAAAATTAAATCGTGTGTGTTATTCTTGTTTTACAATTATAAAAAAACCAAGTTTAAAAGAATTGAGAAATATAGAAACAGGAAAATGTAAACCATTACCTAAAACATCTTTATCATTGACTAAAAATTATTTACTAGTGTGGTACAATTCGTTACACAAATACGTATCAAATAATTTTAAAAATAGACAAATGATTGTGTATAACGATATTTAAAAAATTGTATTGTAATAAGTAGTATGTGTGATACAAGTGGACCAGATACAGGCGCTATATTATCACTAAATGCGATAGGTAAACAGGACACTTATTTGTTAGAAAACGAATATACAAATTCATTCTTTAATTATGAAAGTAAACAACATTCTAATTTTACAAAATTTCATAAAAGTACAAATATAATTAAACCAGGTAATGCTAAAGCAAATTGGCCATTTGGTGAAACCATTAAAGTTACTCTTAACCCAAGGAATATGGGAGATCTTTTATCGAATATGTATATTTCAATGGAACTCCCAGGGTTACCATCCGGAGGTGGTAATGATTATTATTACGCAGATCAGGTTGGTAGACACGTGATTGAATCTATAACAATGCGTGTAGATGAAACAATCATAGAAACATTTCATTCAGATTGGGGAATAATATACGATGAACTTTATTTAGACGAATCAGAAAAAAGAACAAAAAGATACACAGTTAACAGAAATTTAGCTGAAGATACATCTTTGTTGGCTGGTAATCAAATTTTTAGTCAGTTTAAATCAAAATTGTTTATACCTATACCATTTTTCTTCTCGAGAAAATATGAAGGCGATGAATACGAAACAAATAAACCAAATAGACCATATTTTCCAACGTGTGCTATTAATAAACAGAAAATCCAGTTTGAAATAAAATTCAGACCACAAACATTTTTTACTGATTATACGAGTACTATCACATTAAATAGTTTTGATGTAATAACTGAAGAAATTACATTAGAAAATAGTGAACGTTCGTACATCACTAATAATAAACATGTTCTCATCACCGATATAGTACAGAAACATCCGTCTACCGTTATATCAGCCGGAGAAACCAATGCTAAACTCGAACTTGTTCCAAAAATACCAGTTAAAAGTATTAATTGGTTTTTCAGACAGGAAGCGTTTGAAAATGAAACTATACACACAGGTGGTAATAATTTATTAGCAAACGTGTTTGCTAATAGGTATAACTTTTCGTCTAACGTACAGTATTCTATAACAAATGAATTTTATAACGCACCAATGGTCAGCGCTAAGATATTTATAAACGGTGAGGATGTTCCCGGGTTTCAAGATACTGATCATAAATATTTCAAATATACCGTACCATTATCTAATCGTTTATCTAGACCATATAGAAATATATACACGTATGCGTTCTCGATGAATCCGGTTAATGTGGAACCATCGGGAAGCTTAGATTTTAGTCAACTTAAATCTGATAGAACTGTTTTAGATGTAAAAATGACAAGTGGGTTAACGAGTGACTATACACTTAACATGTATTACGTAGGTTATCAAACACTTTCGTTTGATAATGGTTTCATGACACGCGCTTATTAAATAACTGTAACTTATGATCTTTTATATAATCTATTATGTTGTTTTTTATACACCATCTAATGAAATTTAACTGCGCTACAGTAGTATGAATTTCATTAGTTGTACCCGGTATAGTATATGTAATTTTATCCGCTCTACAAAACGGATCGAATAACTTTTTACTATACCCATCCAAACTCGATTTATATGCTACGTGAACACTAAAAATTTTACCATCGCAAGTCTTATAAGTCAAATTATTTTTTTTAGAATAATTTGTAATAAACCATTCTAAATTTCGTAACGATATACCACCCGATTTATTTAATATTTGTGTTAATATATCACAGTTTTCAGGTATTTCATAAAATTTATTTATAGATGTCAATAATACATTTGATCTGTTCATCTTATAGATTCTATAAACCATAACTTTAAGTAACTTTGTTTAATACGTTGTATCGAACGGTAATGGATTGTCGTCTTCATGCTCACTTCCATTTGAGATTTCAGAAGTCGTCGTAGATGCCCCGGTGTGGGTATATTTAAGACATGTTTTAATAGGTGTAACGTCGACAGTTGCATTTTTAGCACATTTTTTACAAAATTGAAATTTTCCAATATTTCGTACAGCTAATTGACTACATATGGTACCCCTATTAGTAATACCAAGACATAAAATACCATTCATGCGTGATTTTTTATGAGTATCTTGAATCAAATCGATATTTGACTTTAAATTAATTATACCCTTATTTTCTCTATATATACGCTCTAGGGTTCTACACATAACTTTGTCTATTCTAGTATATGTATGTTTTAACATAGCCGATATACAATCGGAATATTCTCTATTGTCATATTCGCGTTCATTCAATATATTTGGCATTTCCACATTCTTATCTTCATTTACATACTGGCAGTTTTTTGAAAAATCAGTAAAAATCATGTTATTATACCGAGACGATAATTCCCGATACAATTTAATAAGTTTTGATTGGATAGCTTGTTTTAAATTTTTTTCGTACGTTTCATACGTTTCATGAAAAATACAGTCTATATCGTCCATGGTCTCTTATTACATATACTATTCTATTTTTTAAGTTTAAAAATGTCAGAAATACGTTTCTGTTTAGGATCGTAATCACAAAGTCTACTACGCTTTTCGGGTTTAGACTTTTTTATGAGTTGTCCAAATATCTCTTCCTTAGGATCGTCAAATAACGGATCGATTAAATCACAAACAGGATTAATAAATTTATTAAGGAAATAATAAGGATAATCTATACCCATATTATTATCGAGCGCATACTTCGGATCTTCAGCTTTTTCGTACGCTTTTGCTCGCGGATCCCATGTTTTACATAAAATATAAGGAACTCTATCACCAGATTGTGGCTCAGAACCAGGTTGTCTATCGCGCATTTTATTACGTACCTGTACGTGTGGTAAATTATCAGACTTATATGAATCACCCAATTGTTGCGAAAGTATGAGTTTTTCATTAGGAACAGAACCCCCTAATAATTCAACCGCACGTTGTAAAGCAAGTGCTTTTGGTGCCGCCGTATCATTACTTTCCAAAATAACATCGAGTAGCTCTTTACATACTTCACGCATGTATGGTGTATTATCACGACGAACAAGCTGAAGACCTTTCACATCTATATAATCCATATTCATTTTACCATCTTTACCTTGTGTCCATAGTTTTGCGGCGTACCTTTTCTTTGAATATAAAAAATACGGATAATACACCTTTTCGAGTTCGAGATTATTTGGTTTCTTAAAAAGTTTTGTACACTCCTCCGCCGCGCGTTCGCCAAGTTCCCAACTATATTTAATAGCCTCCTCACCTTTACGTTCACCTACATCAAATTCAACCATAACAGAATCAGTATCGCCATACCTTACCTTTGCTCCAGGGTAATGTTTCTCGACGTAATTCTTTGTATCTTCAATCATCATGCGTCCTTTCATAGTCGTTGAAGATGCTATTGGTACACACGGTAACATACCTTTAGACGCACCGGTAAAACCGTATACAGAATTCATGGAAATCTTATACGCCAATTGTTTACCGTTATACATCTCTTTCAAAGACCCCGTCGAATTAGCCATATCGCGTTTAGCTTGTTTTCTAAATTGTTTAAGTTCTGTTAAAATACTTGGTATAAGACTCGGTACGTTTTGTACGAATTTATGTTTACCAAACGTTTCGATCTCTAAATCAGGGTAAAACTTTTTATTTTCATAAATTGGATCCAAAATCAGTGTCGAATAACATAAGTTATGCCCTACCATTATAGATGGATACAGTGCTTCAAAATCAAGGGCTGTTATAGGTGTATAATACGCACCCTTCTGTGCCTCTAATACAGTTGCTCCTTCGTACCCATCAACGAGACCCTGACCCCATTCTATAGTAGGAACAAGGTACCCCATTTCCCTCGCTTTTTTAGTTAACTGACTAAACACTTTAATCTGTTGACCTCTCTCTACTAAATAACATAACGGAACCCATGTCGCTTTTGCCATCTCGAGAAGATTTACAAGTGTACACAATTTAGAAAGTAATTTATGAGGAAGTAAAGTATCCTTTATACAATATTCTGCGACCTCGCGTAGTTTTATCGGATCCCCTTCCCTAAAACGAGCAAACATTTCCCTCGCGGGCATATCAATTTTCTGATCACCTAGGTATAATTTAGACACGTTATCGAGTTTATACGAATCGAGTTTATACCCTTTTTTAACTTCATGAAACATATCAAAAATAAAACGACCAGGTATAGGTAATAATTTCAGTTCGTTATCACCAAGTGCGCTAGAAGATAACTTCTTTATTTTCATCTCACACTTATGGTTCCTAAGTTTACTCATTTCATAAAAGGAACTAGAACATCCTACATTTTTTGCGCGTGTCATTATATAATTCATATCGAAACCAAATATGTTCCAACCCGTAATGATATCAACATCCATTGTTAGTAGGTATTTACTAAACGCTTCTAACATCTCACGTTCAGAATCATAACTCAAAATAGTACAGTCTTGTAATTCTGGATCTGTCTTTTTATAACAGAAACACGTCTTATCGTAAGGCACATCTGTACCAAAATAACAAAGTGATAACGCTATTTGAAAACAACAATCTCCGGATATATCAGCATCAGGAAATTTACCAGTAGAGCTATTACACTCAATATCCAGGGAAGCTACAACGAAAGGTGCAGTTTCAGGTTTATCAACTGGTTTAAGTGTTTTCCAATCTAAACACTTTAGATCCAAATTCGTATTGGCATAATTAACGTGTATACAATCATCACCGGAATCTAACCACCCAGTCGATTGAATACCAGTTACATGCATTAATCTAAGAACAGGTTCCAAATTAGACTCGTAAAGTTTTAATTTAACGTATTCAGGGACCGGAATTTCGCGCGGTTCACCGTAATCGGTAGGTGGTAAAATATCTTCGTATATACGCAGGGAATGTTTGAGCGTATAAGAAACTTTACGACGATGCGCGAGTGTATCGAAATTAAGTTTCATGAAATAAAACTTTTTACAATTTTGAAACCCCCAAACATCCATGGAAGATTGAATATCGTAACTCATTATTAAACCAGGACACGATCTCATAATACTAGTATAATATGTTTCAGCACGCGCAGTATAGTCCTCCATTGGAAGTTTTATAAATAAATAAGGTGAAAATGCGGTTGTTACACACACAGATTTACAATCTTCTGTTCTCCCAAAAATATGTATCAAGTGTTCACCATGTTTATCTTCAGTTTCCCATGTGAGTGCTTGAAAAACAACCATGTCTATTATTACGTTATCGCTCAATTTTTTTAATATACTATATTAGTAAAATATGTCAGCTGCTTTGATTGACCTCGTATCGGTCGGTGCCCAAGATGTGTACATCACAGGCGACCCACAAGTCTCGTTCTTCAGACAAAACTATA